ATGAGTAGAATAGAAAGAAGAAAAAAAGATAGAGAAAGCAAACTCGCCAAAGTTAAAACTGCTCTCTCTATCTTACCCATTTTAATAAATTTAATTGATAAACTAATTAAATTATTAAAAGATTTATAGTTTTGTAAGCTAGGAAGAATTTAATCTTCTTCCTAGTGACTTCTTTCTAAATATTATAACACATTTTCTATAAAATATGAGTGATAAAGTTTATAAATTCTGTCTTATTATAGTTGCTATAACTATAGTAATAGACATAATACTTTTATTTTTACATTTTAATATCAACAATATAATAGGATTAATAGTAAGCATTTTATTGTTAATATTTGTTACATTACAATATAAAAAAGGAGGAAAATAGTTTGGAGCAAAAAGAATCTAAAATAGTTTACAGTAAAGGTGGTTCAGGTACTTATTCGGCTAAAATTTCTTTACCTTTAAGCCAACTTGAAAAAATGGGATTTACAAGGGAAAAACGTAAGGCTGTAGTTATTTTTAAGGAAGATGAGATTATAATAAAAAAATCTGATGAGGAATAACTCTAAAATAAGTGGGTGTATAATGTAAACATCCACTTATTTTTATTATATTTTGTATTTTATATTAATATATTTTACAACTTTATTGAAAAATATGGAATATTTATTGACTTTCACGTCACGTGATGATATAATATAAATATAGAAAGGAGGTAAGAAAGTGGGGAGATTAGAAAGAAGAAAAAATAAAAGAGAAAACAAATTTAATAAAATTAAAAATGCTTTCTCTTTCACATTAGTTTTAATTAATCTAGTACTCGCAATACTAAGATTGATTAAAGAATTATAAGTTTCAATCCTAGGAGGAAAATACCTTCCTTCTAGGTAGCTTCTTTCTAATATTATAACACATTTTCTAATTTAATATGAATAATAAATTTTATAGAATTTGTATGATTATTCTTGGTATCACTATAGTTTTAAATATTATTAATATAATAATAAGTTTTACTTTTAAAGCTCTTATTGCTTTGGTATTTACTTTATTATTGCTGGCATTTATTAATAGTAGAAAGGAATGATATTATTGGAGCAAAGAAAACTTAGAATTGGATTTAATAAAAGTGGCAAAGGCTCTTTTACACCTAGATTGATACTTCCAATGTCATGGATTAAAGAGATGAATATCTCTCCTGATGAAAGGGATGTTCTTGTTACTTTTGAGGATGGAAAAATAATTATTGAAAAAACTGAAAATGAATAAAAAAAGGAGGTAGTAACTATTTCCAGTTACTACCTTTCAATCTATTTAACTAAGTTTTCTACTTCATTAAATGCTTTTTCATTTCCATTTCCACCAATTTGAGTTATATTTTTAAACTTTTTATTCTTGATGAACTCTTTTTGGCTATTATCCAATCCATTTCCAACTAATACTACTGGAGATTCAGTTTTACCTGCAAGCACTCCTACTGATAAGGCATCTACTAAATCGTCTTGTTTATTCATTCCATTCTTAGCTACATATAAGTCATTAAGTGTATCTTTGCTATAGAAATGACTTATTACTTTTGAGTTAGTTTCTGTTCTATCAGAACCTGCTATTTTAGTTACAGATGGTAATGTGTTATTCACTTCTTTATTATTAAATAAAGATTCTCCACCTATTACATATGATTTTGATATGTTTTTATTAGCTATTAAGTCTTTTATATCTTTCATATCATCATTTTGATTAGTAAGAAGAATTGGCATTTCCTCTTTTGCTGATATAGCTCCCATACTTACTGCATCAGCTAGTCCCTTTTCTCCATTTACCACTACTACTTTTGACAGGTTAGAATTTTTGTCTAATTCTTTTGCAAGTTTTATTGATGTTTCATATCTATCATTTCCAGATATTCTAATTACATTTAATCCTTTTTTCTTTAAATCAGACACTACTTTTTCATCAACAGACTTTAATCCACCCACTATGTACACATTTTTTGCTTCTAATCTATTTATTTCTTTTTCTGTTAATTTATTTAAGTTATTATTTTTAGTAAGTAATATTGGTGCATCTTTAGACTTAGCAAATGGTGTTGCTGATAAAGCATCCGATATGCTAGAGTCATTTATTAACACTATATTATCAGCTTTATTCCATCCTTTTTGACTTATTTTCACTGATGTTTCATTTCTGTCTGCACCTGTTAATTTTTCCTTAGATGGTGTTGAAGTAGGTTCAGAGGACTCTTCATTTGTAGATGATGAACCTCCTCCACTCCCTGACGAACCTCCTGTTGATGTTGATTTTTTTTGATTTGACCAATCTAATTCTTTTAATTTTGTGTTTTTGCTTACATCTAAGCTGGTTAATCTATTTTCCCCACAATATAGCCTTACAAGTTCTGTATTTTTTGTTACATCCAAACTAGTTAATTCATTTTGTGAACAATATAAGTATTTAAGATTTTTATTTTTACTTGTATTTAAACTATCTAATTTATTTTTATAACAAGTTAAATTTTCTAAGTCAATATTTTTACTTATATCTAAAGCTTTTATTTCATTGTCATAACAGTATAATTCTAAAAGTTCTATATTATTCTCTATATTCAAATTTGTTAACTTGTTTGCTACACACTCTAGATATTTTAAATTCTTATTGCTACTTATATCCAAATTCTTCAGATTACTTCTACTACAAGTTAAATCTTCCAAATTAATACAATTTTCCACATTTAAAGTACTTAATTGTTCTTGATTACAATATAGTTTTACAAGTTTTTCATGATTTTTTAAATTTAAATTTTGCAATTTATTGTTGTGACAAATTAACTTAACAAGTTCTTTATTATTATCTAAATTTATATTTTCTAATTGATTAAAAGAACAGTTTAAATCCTGTAATTCTAAATTTGTAGATATATCTAAATCATTTAAATTATTATAATCACATTTCAAAATTTTTAATTTCTGATTCTTAGATAAGTTCAAACTAGTCAATTCATTTTCAAAACATAAAAGAGTTGTCAAATTAGTTGCTTTAGTTATATCTAAACTCTTTAAATTATTTTTTCTACAGTTCAATTCGTCTAATTTAGAATTTTCTATAACTAAGTCTGCTAGATTATTTTCTCCACAATGCAACGTTGTTAACTCTCTATTATTACTTAAATCTAGGCTTGTTAATTGATTTTCGTTACAATACAATTCTTTTAAATTTATGTTGCTACTTAAATCTAGACTCGTTAAATTATTTCCTCTACAACTAAAATTTTCTAATCCAATAAAATAATTAATTCCAGATAAATTTTTTATTGATTTGCTCCCTAAGGTTAAACCTTTTGTAGATTCTATAATCGCTTTTTGTGAAATTCCAATTGGATTTCCATCATCTAAAATACTTAGTTTATCACAAATTACTTTTCTAAAATTTTCATCTGGAAAAGCTTCTTCCATTGTCATATTTTCTAAGTTATTAGCTTTCCTTGTTTCATATCTAACTTCCCTATTTTTCTCAATATCTTGTGCATTTATCTTATGTACCAAAGGTGATACAACTACCAATGAAAGTGATAAAATAACTGCTTTTTTGCTTAAATTTTTCATCCCCACACCTCATTCAAATAATATTTACCCACTTGAATTGTATCACATAATATTAACCTTAGAAACAAACTTTAATATTATTATATAATAAATTATTTTTTTATTATGAATGAGGCATTAGAAGATAACAACTACTTTTAGTTGCTACTTTTTAATTTATCTATTAATAAAATCTAATGCTTTATAAAGTGTATCAAATCTATCATTACCTTTTATCATTGTATAATGTTCTTTAGTAATAGAACTTATCTTTTCACATGCTCCACCCCCTATGACATAAAGATTTTGTGTCTGGCCAGGTACATAATCTTTTATATCACATATCAGTATTTTCCCATCATTATAACCCCAACCAACTACAGTTGCAGGGATTTTGTCAACTTCTCCATCATAAACAATTGTATGTTTGTACATCTGTTTAACTCCCTCATTATTTATATTTTTATTTAATACACCTTCTACAATTAACTTAGCAATACCTTCATGACCTAGTTTCTTAGCTTTATCATAATCTTCTTTATTATCACAGAAGAAACTTTCAATTAATACTGCTGTAGGCTTTGAACTATTTAAGATATATAATCTTTTATCTAATTTAGCTCTTCTATTTCTAAATACTGTACCTAGCTTATTACATATTCTAGTTGCATATTCTAAACCTTTATTACTATAATATAGAACTTCTGAACCTTTTCCTTGACCATCACTTGCATTTAGATGTAGTTCTATAAGTAAATCATATCCTCCACTATTAACTCTAGGTATTTTATAAATCTTTTCTTCTGCTTTAGTTTTAAACTGCTTTTCAGGGCATATTATTACATCTGCCTTATGACCTTCTTTTCTAAATGTATCTGCTAATACTGGTGCAAGAAATTTATTGTATTGGTATTCGTTAACTACCCCATCAGCAGAAGTGCATGCACCACTTTTTAAAATACTGTGTCCTACTGTAATACATATTTTCATTATTTATTTTCCTCCTTCTTTTCAATAAAAAAACACTTACATATAGTAAGTGTTTATAAACTTCTTAAAGTAACTATTTTATTTAGCCAATATCTCTATCCAATTATTAGGAAAACCAATAAGCTTTAAGTCTATAGAATTATTATAATCATTAATTAACTTTTGAAGTTTTATAAAAAAACTATTCCAAATTAATTTATCCATAGTCAAATGCTTCATAGCAAGTATATAAGAAAATATCTTTTTATTATCCAAGTTATACTTTTTATATTCGTTTTTTATTGTTATAATACGGAAATTATTATTATATATTCTACCATAATGAGCGCATTGATTTCTGACCTGTGTTAATGATTGTAACCAAGATTTAACTAATAAAGTATTCACTCTACACAAATTATTTTTTATGTATCTAGTATCTTCTGGCAACATGTTTGAATATAATTTTGACAACATACCAAAAGTCATTATTTCCGTTGCAACCCAAATGGGAAGTTTTCCTTCATATTTTTCTTTATGGTGTATAATAAAAAGCTTATCTGAATTATTACTTTTTTCTCTCTCTAATGCTGTCAAAAAATTAATATAGAATTTTTCATCTTTGAAACTCTCCCTTTCTAGATATCCACAAGCACCATGTTTAATTGCTAATGTATATGCAATGTATGTCCTAAATGCTATTTCTATGCTCCCTAACAAATCTGTTAATAATATCCTAAATTCCTTATTAAACCTATATATATCATAAACTTCTTCAAACGTAGTTCCTTCTTTATATGAGCCATCATCATTCTTAAAACTTAGAAGATATGCTGTAAACCTATAATAATTGACATTACTTAATACAAATTTAGCATCTTCTTTATCATTTATTATTAATCCTCTACTTTTTAAAATATCTATTTGTTCATCAAATGTTTTTTCTTCTTTTACTTCAACCATTGTTTTCACCTTTTCATAGATATACTTTTATATAATAAAACCCACCAATTAATATTAGTGGGTAAATTTATCTGTCCCGCCTATTTGAGCTATAAAAGAAGCTTGGCGGGTTCCTTCAAAAATCAATGTCCCGTATATTTGAGCATATAAATGCTTTACGAGTTCTGTACTATTATTATATACTTATTAGCTATAAAAGTATACTCTATTTAATGAAATTTTTTAAATTTTTGTGAGTAATAATATTTTTGTTAATTTCATTACTTTTCACCATCCTTAAACTGTTTGTAAGTTTGATTTATACCTATTGCAACTCCCCAACAAATTACACCTTGTAAGACTGCAACAGGATTTAATCCTAGCATCCATATTGAGAAACCTATTCCAAGTATCAATAGCACTACTGGAATATATTTATTATCTAATTGCTTATATTTCTTGCAACCTGCTCCTATAACATAAAGAGCAGCTACTAAAATTAGTAACTGCTCTGGTATAAAACTTATTAAATTATCCATCTTTTAACCTCCTAATTAATTAAAATATTCCTTTTTGTATGGCAAATATAAAGAACCCTACTAAAGTTGTAATTATAACTCCTACAAGCCACTTGAGTACTCCTGTCAGATTTTTTATATCACTACACAGGTTTTGTATTTGTATAGCAAACTTTGCTTGCTCAATCTCGATTCTATCAATTTGTTTGCCGTGTTCTTTTACTCTTGTTTCAAGTGTACTTATTTTTTCTTTCACAAGTTCTTCATTCATGAAAACCTCCTATTGCTTTGTATTAAAAAAAGAACATTACCTATTTTGTAAGTTCTGCTCCTTCTACTACCTCACTATGTTCTATAATGTAGTTTTCAACTGCTATCCTATATTCTGTGTTAGTAACATCATCAAGTTCAAATACTCTATTTTTTAGAGGATTTAATCCCTTATTTAATATTCTATCTGCCAGTATTCTTACAACTACTCCATCTATCATTACAATATTCCTCCAACTTTTTCATTTTCCACAAACAGCAATTCATCTTCTTGAATTGTTTTTAGTGTATTTTGATTGTCTTCTCCTATAAAAATTAATCTAGTTGATGCTTTTTTTACCTCTGTTTGAAAATAAGATGAAAATAAACCATAATATCTAAAATTTTCATTATAATCAAACCCTGTGTAATATCCTATATGGTTTTCACTTAAATTAGCCCAGCATCTATAATATCGACTATCTTGACCGTTTCCTCCTCCAGGAAGACACTGTTTAACCATAAAACCAGTGTTGTTACCACCTATTACATCTGATATTGTACCAACCTTTCTTCCTACTCCATATTGTATATTTCTTTTATCCCTTGTAATTATTCTTGTATATACACAAGCATTTTCAACTCCACAAGTGCATCTCCCCACCTCCTGTAGACAATTTCCCCATAAATCCTCTATTCCTAAAAATTTCATTTGCTCATCTCCATTTTGTTCTCCATATATCATACCTTTGAAATTAGAACCGCCTGTGTTTATTTTATCTGGCTTTCCATGACCTGATATATAAGAGCTATAACCAACTCCTAACCTAAAAAAGTTTATTGATTTAAACATTACAACAAATAGAATCTGTAACATTAATACACATTGATAATCCAAAGAATCATATCCAGGAACATGTTTATATATTAAACTGTAGAATCGTCCACGTTCTCTCAGCTCTGGGCTACTATTTTTTTTACTTCTTAAGTTATTATTTTCCAATGATGCTAAATATGCACCTATATAAATAAATTCTTTTTCTGTACTACCAATTAGATGTGCTGGACATTCATAATCATCATCTAATTTTGTTTTAGATATAAATATATCCATGTAGTTATCAGAACTCTGTATTTTCCAATAAAATTTAGGAAATTCAATCATAACATCTGTGTCATCTTCTACATTAGTTCCATCTTCATACATATTAAAATTTTCTTTTTTAATATACTTTGTTACTATTCCATCTTTAAATCCACATGGCTTTATGTTTCTAATAAAATCTATAGTATCCCAACTACCATAACTACCAACACTAGCAGGAGTCATTCCTATTGCATCTCCTAGATAACTTACACAAGTATCTGGATTTTCATCCAACTTATTTATTCTTACACCAAATTCTTGCGCTTTTAACTTATCTACTTTATCGACTAAACTACTTAATTTGTCCGTATCTAATACTTTTATATTTTTATTTATTAGAGTTTGCTTTAATGTATTTGAAATTGTTTTAATCTCATTTGTACTATTTTCAAAAGCGGTTATTAAGTCACTTAAACTTGCATTTGCGTTTAATTTTTCTATCATAAAAATATCACCTTCCTACTTTCTTAGTAACCATTTTTAAAGGATAGGTTACTTTTAAAGTAGAAAGATGATTAAATTTGAACGTTTCTTTTAATGTAGAATTTAGAATGATTTCTTTATAAGTATGTGAAAGTAAGTAAAATAAACAAAATTAAAATTTTTTAGTGACCTATTCTTTAAGAAGAGTTACTAAAAGTTACTATTTTATTTTCTGTTCTATTGTATTTATATAATCATCTACTGCTTTTCTGTACTCTATGTTAGTCACGTCATCTAACTCAAAAGGTCTGTTTTTCAAAGGGTTCAGTCCTTTGTTTAAAATTCTTTCTGCTAATATTCTTACTACAATATTATTTATATTCATTATAAAATTCCTCCTACTTTTTCATTTTCTGCAATCAATATTTGATTTTCTAATTCTTGTATTCTCTTTTCTTCTTCACTCATATAGATTGGTATTTCTTCTAAAATTGGCTGTTTAGTCTCTATATTTATACCTTTTATTTTGTACTTATCATAATCAATATAATCGTATTCCAAATCTATATATTCTATTTTTTTAATATTTTTTCGCTCTGGAACATTTCCTTTCGATTGTCCTTCATAGAATATTATTTCGCCTTCTTCATCAAAAAATATTCTTCTTCCTACTTCTATATATTCAGTCATAGTTTCCTCCTTTAACTTATTTTTTAAGCAATTGCATAGAAAAAATGTGGTATTTTGTAATCTTTCACTGGTAAAATACAAGTGTGACCTACTACACAATCGAATGTGTTAGGCATGTACATTTCACCAAAATTGCTAGGTTGAGGCACTGCTGTTATAATATTACGAAAAGATGAGTAAAAAACAAAACTACACAAACCTATATTGTAAGCATTTCTATAGACAATAATAAATTTTGGAGTAAAAGCTAAGTTAAAACTTATTGCGTTTGCTGAACAAGTTTTTGGCGTATTATTATCTACTTGATAGAGTTGAAAAGTTTTTTCTCCAACTTGAGTACATTCTCCTTGTGCAATAAAAATATTTGCGATTCCAGCTACTTTACCAATTAGTGAATGAAGTGTTTCAGTTGATTGAGCAGATATATTTTTCATAGACAAACTAATTGCTAGTGTATTTTTCAAGGTCTGTATTTTTGTTTTAGTTACACTTAGCTTATCAGTTCCAACAAAAGGACTTCCTAATGTACCAGCTATATTATTTTTACCAATTTGCAATTCATCTTTCACGTTCTCAAAAGTGGTTATTAAGTCACTTAAACTTGCATTTTCGTTTAATTTTTCTATCATAAAAAATATCACCTTTCTATTTTTAGTAACTATTTGTTGAGAAATGGTTACTTTATAAAATAGAAAAGTGATTGAATTTAAACAATTTTTACAAGATATATATAGTATAGATAAATTTATTTTAAATAGAAAAAGAAGCAAAATAAACAAGTATAAGACTTTTTAGTAACCATTTCTCAACAAATAGTTACTGTTATAAAATTTCGCCTTTTAATTCGTTTGTTAACAACTCATTTTCTAATTCTTCATAACTAAGTTTTTCGTATATTGGATTATCTGACAAAATTATATATTTACCTTTTAATGTTTCTGATAACTCTATTACATATAAATTGTTATTTTCATTAATTATTTTTTCTTTTTCCTCTAAAGAATCGTAATAAAATTGTTTTTTCATACCTAATCTCCTATCTTAACAGTGTAACGTCAGAAACTGATGTGTAAGCTTTTGCAGTAGAACTATTCCCCGTTCCAACATCTGTTAATAACACTTGTATTTTTAATTGTGTATCATTATTTACAATTATATCTTTTTCAAAATTCGTAGAACGACCACTAGCAGTAGCATCACATGAAAGATAAATATATTCTTTTTTTTCTCCATATATTATTTCTAGTCTAGCACTTGCAAAAGTAGCCCAATTTTTATAAACTTCTAAAGTTCCTTTAATCCTTAAACAACCTTTGATATTAGGTTTGTCATTATAAATAACGTACGGATTGTTTACTTCTTCTATTCTTCCTGTACCCTTGCATTTAACAATTAATATTGACTGCACTATAAAATTTATCGCATTAATTAAATCAGTAAATGAACTTTGTGTACTTGCTGACACTCCTTTATATATTAAATTATTCACTAATGCACTTTTTAATGTTTCTATTTTTGTTTTAGTTATATCTAATTTATCTGTGTTTAAAAATGGGCTCCCCAACACAGTTGTTATATTACTTTTGCCATTCTGAAAATCAGTTTGTACACCTTGTAGTGTTGTCATAAGTTCTCTTAAACTAGCATTATCAGTTAATTTTTCCGTCATATTTTCACCTCGCTTATATCATATCTATTAAATCATTTGCTATTGTAATTCCTTTTGCTCTCTGTCCATTTACCTCTGTTGCCAATTCTTTCAATGCTCCCTCAACATTATCACTTTCAAATAAGTTTTCTGTATCTTCTATAGTTACATTCTTTGCTTCTAATACAAGATTTCTAACTTTATTAACTAACTCTTTAAAAGTCATTTAGTCACCTTCTTTCAATAAAAAAGAACCCTCTATATAGTTGGTTCTGCTTCTTCGACTACTCCACTTTCTCTAATTATATAATCCTCTACAGCTTTTCTGTATTCTACATTAGTTACATCATCTAATTCAAATTCTCGATTTTTTAGAGGATTTAAGCCTCTACTTAAAATCCTCTCTGCTAATATTCTTACTACAACATTATTTATATTCATTATAATAATCCTCCTACTTTTTCATTTTCATTTAGTAATAATTGGTTTTCTAACTCTTGTATTCTCTTTTCTTCTTCTGTAACGAATATTGGTATTTCTTCCAAAATTGGTTCTTTTGTTTCTATATTTATACCTATAATTCTATTTTTAGTATAATCTATACTTCCATACGGAATATCAATGCAATGCAATTCTGTTATTGTATCATACTCCAATACATCCCCTGTTGCTTCTCCTGTTTGGAGAAGCATTTTGCCTGTTTGGTCGTAAATTATTCTATTTGCTCTATTCATTTTATCACCCCATTTATACAAATTTTATAGCTTGCCACTTATATGCAAAATCGTAATTATTAAAAGCAGGAAGTTGAACACCTCTGCCATTAACATAAACATCTTTTTCATTAAGATTATAAATGTTGCCATGTGAGTAAAAAGTTGAATTTGTTTGACGTCTAAAATATGAAGAAATTACATAATCTTTACTAAAAACATTATAACTGGCAAAAACTAAACTCTTAGTTAAATAACCATCTTTTGTAAAATCGCACTCAGCTATAAAAATATGAGGAACAAAACCAAGATTGCTAACATTAATCCAATGGTCTTGAGTAGTTGTATAACCACCATTATAAAAATTGGCAGATAAACTTGGGTTATTGAGTTGATAAGTAATTCCACTCGCAACTTTATATCTTGTATTTAACTGACTTATAGTATTATTAGCTCGTGTTAACTGATTCATCAAATCTTGTACACTAGCGTCTGAACTATCAAAACTTGTTTTTATTTTCTCAGATAATTCCACCAGTGTGTTATTCAAACTTACTTCTATATTTTTTAATGCTAAAGTGTTTATAATGCTTGTTTTCCCAACTTTAAATCCTGCATTAACCTCAACTAATTTTGTTGATATATCATTTAAATTTACATTTTCTCCAGGCAATGGCATTATATTCTTACTTATACTTAATACTTTTTCTGCTGTAGCATTATTACTGTCTGTAACGACTATTTTAAGTGTGTGTAGAGCATTATCTTCTAATGTATAGTTAATTGTTTTTTCAAGAGTTAAATCTGTTGTTATAGTTTCTTTTAGTACATAATCTATAAAATATTCTATTTTAGTTAATAGTGTAGGGTCTGTGTGGTCTGCTTTAAATGTTGCTTGTGTGGAATTATAAGAAGATATAGTTAAAATTGGTAATGCTTGCAGTAATGTTATCTTAGCATAACCATTTACTTTAGCAGTATTACCCCCAGTAATACTACCAACATTTTCTAACCAATATTCAGATGTAGGTATATATCCAACAGGTTTATAGCTATCTTTAGTTAATACATAGCCACTTCCACCTCCACCACTTGAAGTATTTCTAGCACCTGCACCACCAAACCATCCACCTCCACCTGAATTATAAGGGTATTTACCTCGTTCTAAACCAAGAATAGAACCTCCACCACAACCAAAAACACCATCCCATTCATCACAATAACCTCTACCTCCATCATATTGTGTACCACCAGGTACAATAAGCATCGAACTGTTATCATCATTAGTACTATTTCCGCCTTTAAAACCACCACCTTTGCCAGCAGGAGTTTTACTAAATGCGCCTCCACCACCACCAGCAACAATTATCCTAGACAAAAGACCTTGTTCATTATTCCAATCTCCATTGACAAGTCTTATATCAGTTGCTCCACCTCCTCCATTATTAACACCAAGTCCTCCTCCATTAAATGTAAATTTTTCATATTTATTACTAGAACCAGTAGCACCTGTATATACATATAATGTAGTTTCTTTTTTTAATGTAAGTTCCCCATAAGAGTATCCTCCACTAGATTGAGAATCTCCACCCCAAACCTTTCCATGAGCTCCCCAACACTCTAATTTATATTTACCTGCTTTTAGAGTAATTGGTTGTGCTTCTGCCTTAAAATCAAAATTCCATTCTGTAGCCACTTTCTCACTCTCCTCTCTAACAATAAGTTATCAACTCATTTACACTTGTTGCAATATCAGATAAATTTCCACTCAATTTTTCTTCTATATTAACCAATCTATCTTCGATTTTCTTAGACGAATAAGTAGTCATTTCAGATACTCTGTTATCATCTACAGTCGCATTTATAAAATGAGTTTCTGCATTTCCATTTATCACATAAACGTTTAATTCTGACCTTGTTTCACTTCTAACTTCTATAGAATTATCATCTATAATTTTAAAGTTTGTAACTACATTTTCTTTTGTAGTAGCATCTATAATATTTACAACTATTCTCTGTGTTAATAAACTATGTGTTACAGTTGCTTTGAATCCATTTTCTGCATCCTCAACCCAATCGTCAATTGTTATTGTTTGAGTAGATGCCACATTAGAGCCACCTGCAATAAGTTGGTCAATTTTAATATTTTGTTTCTCATTTTCTGTGTCAATTCTAGTGTTTAGCTCTGTTTTAGTAGTTTCTATGTTGCTTGTTAATTCTGTTTTAGTTGTATCAATTTTAGTATTAACAGTACCTATTTTAGTTTCTAAGTCTTGTATATCTTTGAGTGTTGCAAAGATTATTGTTGGGTCAATTTTAAG